AATTCAGTTTCTCCTCCAGTTACCTTTTCTACTCTTAAATCTGTATCATCATGTCTATATACGTTCCAAGTAAGTTTATCGTTACCTACCCAGACAAGATCGCCTTGGTTACAAGTTGCAAAATCAATATTTAAAATTGAATCAAAATCCTCAACAATAAATTTTACATCCTCTGGATTTACATATCCACCATCTTTTACATATCCAGTTTCAGAAGCAATATATGTTTTTGGAAATGGTGCATGTGTATAATTTTTTGGTTTTAGATAAGTTTCATATGGAGGTATTCTATAAACTAAATCTGTTTCTTCACCAGTAATACTGTTGACTAATTCAATTGGTTGAGGCGAAAGTCTAAATTTGCCTTCGTCTAATTTATATTCTACTTCATCATAACCTGCAGAAGCTCCATACTGTCCACGCTTAATTGCCCACTCTTCATAAAACTCTAAACTATCTTTATCAGCATTACCTAAAACATCAAATAATTTAGTAAGAGCATTTTTTGTACCTTTGTCTTGAATAAATCCTTGATAAAATTTATACTGACTGACGTCGTCGTTAATAATATTTTCTAAGTACTTACGCTTTTGATAACCAATGAGATGTTGTGCTAGCCTTTGTTGCTCGCTATCAAAATTATCGCTATCTAAATCATAAAAATCTGCAAACTGATTTGTTTTATATTCAAAATTAGCAGTTAATCCAGACTCGGGTTTAGAATCTAATCTTGACCATTGTGATGTAATAAATGTTTCTGTTCCAGGAACTTTACTATTTGCTGTATAAAAGAATTCTTTGTGCTTTACAATATCACCTATAAAGTAATCTTTGTTTGCTTCCCAATTTGTTACTGTTGCTTGGTCATATACAAATCCTTCTATATTTAAACTGCCGTCCCAGTTTGTTGTTCTGTATCCTAAAACTTTTATTCTTTCTTGTCTATAGCCTGGCTCAGGATCGTATATAGTATCATTAAATACAGTCTTGTTATCTAATAAAACAACATGTTCTTTTTGTACACAAGGTAACTTTATAGAAAAAATTCCGTCTGCTGAGTTTTTTGGTCTTAAAATAAATTCATTTGGATTTTGTCTATCAACTTGTACAAAGTCAGTAGTTAATTTCTGTCCGTCAACTTTAAGTAGTGTATATCCAAAAAATCCATCAAATATATTATCAACAACACTATAAGTTGTTCTAAATTTTAATTGGTTGGCTCCAGGACTTAAACTTATCAACGTTCCTTCTGCCCAGTTATGTAATGTCCAAAAAGCAAATTCTTTTGTTGACGTTTCCCAATCATCTACTACACTAGCACTTTTTCTAAAATTATCAAATACAAATCCTACAGATTCTAAATATTTTCCATAACCTTGTATAAAATCACATACATCTTGTATTGTTGGAAGTATACTTCCGTATGGTAATTCTAAAGGCGCAAATGTTGCAAACTCTCTTCGAAGTGTAATTTCTCTACCACCATTAACAGGTAACTTAGGTATACTTGCAAAATTAGATTCATCAAAAATATCACTAGCTACATGATTTTTTGTTACTCTATAATATTTTCCAGCAGTTTCTACAATAGAACCAACAGTATAAGTACGCCCAGATTCAAACTCTAAGAATGGCTCTGATGTCCCACCAATTGTTATTACAGGATCTCTATCTCTTTCAAAATGAGGGAAATATTTAAATGTTGTTGAAGCATCATCGTAACCTTTAATTTTATAACCATTTGCTCTTCTTTCAATTATTAATCCGCTATAAGAAACTGTTTTAATTGGAGAACTTTTGTTAAGAAATATTGAATAGTTTTCGTCGGGTACAAATACATTACCTTCATTAAGTGGCGTTCTGCTATCTAAGATAAGTTTAAATTTGTTCTTATCTGTATATCCACCAACTTTAAATCCTATTTGATTAGTAATTGCTTTAATATTTTCTTTATATTCAGTATAAGATGCAACAACACTAGATGCCATGTAGCCTGCAATATAATTTACAAGTCCTGACGTAAAAGTTTGTGTGCTATCTAATTGCGTATTAGGAAAAACTATATCTTTTAGTTTAATTTGATTATTTTGTGGTTTATATACTATTTGTTTAGTTAAGTTTCTTACTTGATTAACTCTATCAAATCCTGTAGCTAATACTTTTGAAGGCTGACTTAATGTCCAAGCAGTAATTAAACTAAATGGATACTCACTACTTCTTCTCCATGCTGTTTCAACTGGAGCTTCGTCACCGAATACAAAAGAGTTTTTTAATTTAGATGAATCAAAACTCTGTGCATAACCTGAATCATTTGGACTTAGTAACTGTCCATTTTCATTAACAGGTAAATGTGTTAATAATCCTGGTCTTTTATATTTGTTTAAAATTTTTATTTTTTTATTAGGCTGTCTTACAACACCATTTTGTAAATCAGTCCATAAAACTAAGTTATCTCTTGTGTAAGGTGCTGGTCCATATTGTGTTTCCCACCAATTTGGTTTTATACTAAAACCTAACATTTCCCAGGGATGCGTATGCGGCCTATCTGTATCATATGCTTCTCTATAAGCAGCTCTCCAAAATCCTGGTAATGCAACACCATTAGGTGATATTGCTGAAGAATAATTAAATGTCCAAGAATTTGTTCTATTATGAAAATCGTTTAATGTATAATCTTTATCTACTAACTTTGACCATTGTATAAAGTCTGAAAGCATTGGACTATCTATTGCTGATTTGTCAAAGTCAGTTTTTCTAAATTCTCCACCTTGAAAATCATGTATGTCGAATAAGTCAGTATCGTAAGCTACTTTAATATTATTAAAAATTCTTAATTCTAATTCTAATAAAAGTTGGTCTCTATAATCTTTATAAGCAACAATTTTACTTCCGTCGTGTCCTTGTATTATAGGAGTACCTTCTATCCATTCGTTAATAATTACTTCTGAATCAGTAGTTCCGTGATTAGATCCGGTGTTTGGCATATAAAATGTTCTATTAAGCCCTACAAAAGTATGTATATGCGAAACACCTGCTCCGCCTAGTTCTGTATCTTTAGCTTGTGCTTCCGCTTGCGTAGCGAATAACGGATAAAACCATCCTAGTTTGCCGGCGCCTTTTTGGTTGGCTCCTGCTGTTCCGTAAAATTTGTATTCACCGGAAGGTGATTCCGGCGCTTCACTTTGTGTAGTATTATCAATATATAGTTCTGGTTGGTAGCTAGGATACAACCCTAGCTTTGTAGGAGTCGGTGGTACATAACTTCCGTTAGTTGTTTCGTATTCGTATATATCAATTAACTCGCCTTTTGCTTTAGTTGCTGTAACTCTACAAAAACCTTCGCTATTAAATGTATAATCTTTATTATGTACTAATTGTTGTCCGTTTAGATATACTTGTACTGCATCTCTACTAGCAGTACTCAAACTAAATGCCTTAGATAATAAAAAGTATTCTTGTGTGTTGTCATCTACTACATGAGTAGTTTTATTAAAAGAACCTTGTGGCACCATATCTGAGAAATAATATGGCATTGAATTAATTTTATCTTTATTAAGATCAGCCATTATTTTATCAACATGATCTTTAGTTGGACCTTCCCATCCTAAGTCATGTGCAACTTGTAAGAACATTCTTTTAAATTTGCCATATTCTCTTCTTGCAAAACGCATTGATGATATTAAATTTGAATCTTTATCTAACAACCCATACATTGCTAAATTTAATGGTGAGCTATGTTTAACAAATCTATTACCAAATCTAGTTACATCACCTAAATCTCTTAAGTTACTACTTCCAGGAAATTTGCCTGTAAAGTCTGATAAGTCTTCTACAATACTAGATACATGATTGTTTACTTCTCCTACAGTAAATTCATTAAGATTATTATTTAGAGGATTTCTTTCTAAGTTACTAGGAAAGTCATAAAATCCGTTATCATTTTTTATTGCAGACGAATTTGTTTTTAAAACAACTGTATCTCCAACAGTTAACCCAGTTGCTGATGTAAATGATGATTTTAAAAATGTAACTGTAGTTAAATTATTTGCCGATGTCCCTATTGTATAATCTACATCTTTTAATTTAAGTTGATTATTTAAAAATACTGTTAAGTTTAAATCTGCAAGTGAAGCACTATTTTCATAAACGTCTACTTCAAATGTTGAAGTAGAGTTGTCAAATACATATTGTCTTACAACTGGTTGTTTACTATCAGTAGGTGCTTTTGTCCATGCATTTTCATTAGTATACGTTGCTATAGCAGAGTACTTTTGAAGAAATCCTATATCTGTATTTTTGTAGTATAATTGACTTCCAATTAAGTATTCAAATAATTCTGTAAGCAAGTCAAACTTAAATGTAATATCGCCTACATTTGTTATTGTTCTATATGATAGTACTAGTCCAACTTCACTATCTGCTGTACCTATAGTTCCTTCCTTGTAACTAAAAATTTTGTTACCTTTAAAACTAGACGAATTATATACTGTTGTATCACTAAAACTTTTATTATTTTCATCAAACATATCAAACAACGGCGCTTGATTTACTCTTGTTTTAGTTTGTGCTTGTTTCCATGCAGTACCATTGTAGTAATACATTAACCCTTTGTAAGAAGTTCCTTGACTTACTAAAACAACTTCGTTTGTTATAGGTTTAGAATCTGCAACTTCAATTAATGATATCTGTTTTATATTCTGATCTATTTCAATTTCTGGTCCGTCAAATTTAAAAAATTTAACTTGAAAAATTCTTCCGTTTACTAACGGGTCTGGATCTGCTGTAAATAAAATCCTCATTCCGTCAATTAAATCTACACCGTCAATATTATATCCTGTACTGCCTTCAATAGTAGAAAATACATCTTTTGTATGTGTATCTAAAAGATTTACGTTAGTTTTCGTTTGAGTACCAAAGTCAAATAACTTTAGTCCTTTATCAAATTCAATAATTGGTCTTTTTGCTCTAGCAGACTCATCAATACTAACTGGTTGTTGGTTTAGTGTTGCACTCTGTTCAATAACAGATTTATGGAACCATCTATTATATCTACTCCATAAGTTTCCGTCGTTAGCTGAACGATTTATAAGCATGTAGTCTCTTATAGTAGGATAGCCTATAGCAGTATCAAATGGTTGTCTATCAAAACCTTGTTCATCAAAGTCAATATCAATATTGCTTACAAATGCACTAGGTACTGTTAATTCTTTTTCATTTATTAAAACAATCTTATCACCAACACCTTCAACATAATATTCACCTGTAGCATATTTTGCAGGTGTTACATCTCCAATAAATTTAATCTTCATTCCGTTACTAAGATCAAACCCTGCACCTGTAGTATATGTTTTTTTACCTAATATTTCTGCATCTATATCAATAGCACTTGCTTCGTCTATATTAGCTACTTTAATAAGTCCTGCAGCTTCTATATCATTATCTGCAACATAGTATAATATGTTTGGCGTAGTATCAGTTGGTGTGAATGTAATTGTACCTTCTTCTGTACCTTGATTATCAATTAAGTTATCAGTAGCAGATAACATAAGTGTATCATCTAAACTACGTTTTGTCCTAATAGTAAACGGCAAACCCGGTGTATTAATATCAAACTTATATGTAACACCCCTAAATAATTTAATAGTAGGATTTTGTGTAAGTCCATCGGGTGAAAATACGTATCCAAAATTATCTAAATTATCAGCACTAGTAACTGTATATGTACTAACTACTTCTGTAGTTTGTCCTCTAACATCAATTGTTTGTGGGCCGCCGGGAAGCCAGTAATATTCTCTAAAGTTAATAAACTTATCCCAATTAATATGCGGATTCCAACTATAGTATTCTTGTTTATTAGTTATATTATGATCTTTAACTTTATCATTAAAACTAGTAAGTTGATTCATATAATCATTATAGTCTTTATAAAATTTTACAGAATCTAAATTATCTTTAATAACAATGGCTGGTTCAAACTGATAGTTTTTTCTACTATCGGAAAAATCTCCTATGTAATTGTCATCTTTATTAAATGACGCTGAAGCTTCACGTCCATAATAACCGTTTAATTTTTCAACAACTCCTGGTTGAACTAACTGATCTAAAGTACTAGATAAAAATTTACTATTAGGAACTGTTCTAAAATATTTTGGAAGATGCTGTTCAGTTTTTCTTTTGCTTGGATTAGCTTTTCCATCGTTTTGGTTGTTATCGTATGACATTAGTAACCTCCGCTACTACTGGAACCTGAGCTACTTGAACTTGAACTTGAACTTGAACTGCTACTTGAAGATGTTGACGCTGTACTTGAACTTGTTGAGCTTGTTGAAGTTGCGTTTGCTAAAGTTGTGTTTGCCAAAGTTGTTGAACTTTGTATACCAGCAGATATTCGTGTACTTGCTGTTACAACTCCGCCTTCTTGAGCTCTTAATCGTGTTGCTGTAACTGCATCTATAACATCAACGTTATCTACAGTTGCACCACTTATAAAAATTTCATCGCTTTCTGATTTTATTTCATATAGGCTACCAAATACTTGAGACGATTGATTTGGAACAATAATAAATGTAACTAAATCTGGCGTCATTTGTGACATAACATAATTTGCCATTTCTGAGAAGAAAAATTTATCTCCAAAATCCCAGTTTTCAAGTGCAAAATATTGATTTATTGCTGAAACAATTCTAGATTTAATATCATTATCGTTTAATACAATATCGGGATTTTTTACTACTTTAAACGTTGCTTGCAAATCTGCGTCTGCCTTTGTTCCAAATAACACTTTGTACTTAACTGGATGGTAAATTATTTCATCTGATAATGATTTAATTTTAGATAGTTGCGTATTATATGACAATGCTAATGCATCAGAACTTGGAGGTAACGGTAAAGTTCCTGCGCCGTTTAAAAATAATCTAAAATCTGTATCATAGCTTTTAGTTAAAATATATGTATCAATTAAATTACTTGCACTAGGATCAATTCTAGAACTATCATCTGCTCCATGAATATAATGGAATGTTATTTCATCTCTACCAACTCTTGCTCTATAATCTGTTGTTTGTTCTAGTACACCTATTGTACTATTATATGTTTTAAAAATATTACTACTAGTAAAGTAAAATAACTGGCCGTTAGTATATGTACTTAATGCTTGTAAAGATGCTTCTGAACTTAAAACAGTTATTCCTAATGTTGTTGCAGATATATAATTAAAGTCTTCTACTCCATCAGTTGTAGTGACCTTTTTTTGAAATATATACTTTGTTAAAGGATTTGTAGTTTCGTCAACAATAGTATCAAAAATATTAGGATCGTCTACAACTCCGTCATCGTCACTATCAAAGAATGTAATTTCAATTTTTTTACTATCAACATAACCTTCTGAATCTCTATATTCTTCAGTAAGTTCCCAGTCATAGTTAACTGTAAATGGTAATGCACTATCAGGTTTAGTATTAATGTTTAATACACTAATTTTATCTTTAACGATTTTACCGGTTAAGTTATTATAAATTTTATCTGTTTTATCAAAGTAAAATCTCATTTCTTGATCGCTTTCAAAAATGTATCTCATAGCTCTATTTTTAATAGTATATGTTTCGCCGTTAGTTTCAAATAATAACATCCAACTAGCATCTAATTGTTGATTTGATATGTCACCGGTTTTACCTGTGCTAAAGTTAGCACTAACATTTAAGTTATTTTCTGTAACAATTCTCCAAGATCGTGTATCAGTACTGTAACGTAGTCCAAACGTTTTGTAAGCAAATACTTGATCAATTAATTGTGTTGCTACATCTGTTTCTAAAGAGCCTGCTAATCCTGGAACAATTTCAGATAATCTAGAACCTGTTGGAATAATGTCATTTAATGAAACTGCTCCTGCTCCTGTTGTAGCAGTTATAGTACCGTCGCCGGTTACAGCAGCTATCTTAACCCATTTATAATCAACTACACCTTTTTTACCTTGATAGCCAGTATTGCTTACTAAATCAGTATTTAGGAAACTTTGTCCTACTGGTGGTAAAAATTTAACTAACGATCCTGGAACCATTAATTTTAATAAAGATGACGTAAATGATCCTAGTTGAGATCTTACATCTGCAGCGTTTTTAAAATACCCTGTACTTAAATTTGTAGTTTTAGTTAATTGTGTCCATGTTATTCCTAAATCAACAGTAGAAATTTTAGGAAAATTATTGTAGTAATAATTCCTAACTTTTTTATCTCTTAGTATAGGTTGTATTGTATTAACTATTGCTCCTTCAACGTCTGTTTTTGTAATAAAAGTAAATGTAGATTTTGGTTCTAAATTTTCCTTAAACATAACGCCGTCTGTTCCATATAGATTTGTTTTACTATATTTCCCTGTTGCATCAATTAAATCAAAATATCTAGATATTCCGCTTGAGGTTCTATTAATTGATTTAACTTTAATAATTTCTTGGCTCACTGCTAACGGTGAAATTTGATAATCTTCGCCGGTTACCATTCTATTCTGTGTGTAATATGTTGCTGGAGCATTTTGTTTAATGCTTGCATTTGACTCACTTTGTGTTGAATTATCAACTGTATACTTTAACTCATATGTTAATGTTAAGGTTTCAACTTTATCAGTCTTTGACAAATACGGTATAGCAACAGTTATACCTCTCATATCGTCAGGAGTAATTATTACTCTTTCGTTTTTACTTACTCTATAAAATATACGAAAGCCGCCTTTAGGTAAATTTCCAAATACGCCGTCGGAAAACATTAAACTAATTCTATCATCAACTCTAGTTAGAACTGCATAGATATTATTAATGCTTTTACTTAAATTATTATAGACAACATTGTTTCCTTCTACAGAATCAACCTTTGTCCACAGTTCTTGTTCTGCTCCAAAAGAGTCTAACTTATAAAGCCAAACGTCAGTATTATTAACATTGACAGCGTCAATTGAAACAACTTGGTTTGTACTTGGAGTTGTTATATTAAAAACGCCTTCGTCAATTGATCCTTCTCTAAAATGACTAAAAAATCCTGAATTTGAACTTGCTGAACCTCGTCCATCATCTCTATATAAAAATGCAAAATTATTTCCTGGGAAAGGTGCTTCTTCTTGAATAACTTTATCAACTACATCCGTTGACACAACTTCAAATCTAACAGAACGCCCGTCTATATTTTTTGAAAAACTATATACTGGAACTTCTGCATTTGTGCTTAACATACGATATTGTTCAGTAGGAATACCGTTAGCAGTATCTTTCTTAATTGGTCTGCCAAATTTAGCATTTACAGGAAGAGTTGAATTCATTACTTTTACAAATTGCTCGTACCAATCTGGATTAGTAGGATCGTTCCAAACAATAGTTTGATTTGCTAAATTAACATTATTTGAATCTAATATTTCTTCTGTAGTAGTTACACTTTCAACTTTAAGTAATCCGTTTGCAGCTTGATTACGCTTTGGATTATAAGATAGCAAACGAGCTAATCTTAGTACACTTTCTCTACGTTCAGCTAATTCTAAATAGTTTTCTCTTGCGTTTAAATCAATACGGAATGATATATTTTGACCCATATATGCAATTAGGTCAATTAGTGCTAGATATTCACTAGATTCGATATAATCATTAAAATCTTCAGGATAGTTTTCTCGAAGATAGTTGATCATTGTACGGCGTAGATTATCAAAATCATAACTTTGAAAATCTGCATTACGGAAAGATTGATAGACTCGTCTCCAATCTTCTGCAAGTAATAACCTATTCTGTCTATCTGTTGCCGGCATATGTAATATTCCTTATTGTACTATTTATTGTATATAGTAAAGTACGTATATAATTAGGACTTCAAAAATCCTGCATCTTCGTCAAATCGCATTCGTAAAGTCTCTGAAATATTAAACGGAAGATACGTAATAGTACATTCAATTTGTATTCCTTGTTCGTATTGATCAACCACTATTCTATCTACATTTGTTCTAGGGTCGCTGTTAACTATTTTTGTAACATTGTTTATAATTGCTTCTTTTAATGTTTCGGTTAGCGGTTCAAACAAAGCGTCCCAAATAATTGTTCCAAATTCAGGATTGCTTAATTTTTCTCCTTGTCTAATATGAAAGTGATTAATCAAATCTTGCTTAATAAGAGAAATATCATATAAACTTACACTATTGTTTTCAGGATTTACTGTACTCATACCTCGATAGGTAGTTTTAGTACTAACAGATTCTTTACTTCTGTTACCCGGAACTGTTATTTCTGCGTATATTTTCTTCTCTACTGAGCTCATACTGTATTTACCTTAATTTTAATCACCAACAAACACATCAGGAGATCCTTGAGCTGTTTCTGGGCCGCAATGAGCTCCGCCTGCTGATGGACATAAACTGTCTGGATTTGCTCCATCTGGTGTGTGATTTACTACAAGTAAGTTATTAATAAAAACTTTTTTTGATCCGGCTATTAACGCTCCTGCTCCGTGACTATTTGGATCGTTGTTAACTGATACTAATAAATTATTAGCATACACTTTGCCTTGTCCTGCAACTACTGTTGTTGCTCCACATGATCTTGCATCACTATGTCTGTGTATAGCTGGCATTATGTTGGTCCCATTGCAGCAGAGCCAGGTGCTTTTTCTGCACATTTCTTTTTCATTGTATCATTCTGAGCTGCTTTTAACTCTGCTTGTGCTCTAGTATCTGCAACTGATGTAGATGTTGTACCTTTAGCTGTTCCTGTTGGATTAACAATAGCAAGAGTAGCATCAGTGTTTATAGGAGTATGTGCATTAGGAAGATAGTTTTCGTGTCCTGCCCAGGGTTCTGCCTGCGGTGATCTTGTTGGAACTTTGGCTGCCCCTGCTTTGGCTGCTGGAGGACCGTTCATATCAATTTTATCTGCTGTTTCTAAATGATGTTTACTTGTAATATTACTTGTACCTCCACATGTAATCTTACCATCTTTACCTACCATTATTTCCCAATTGCCAGCTACTGCTGTTTGTTTGATATCAGTTGCAGCTGTAAGGTTAATATTTCTGCCAGCTGTAAAGTTAATATCTCTATCAGCGGTAATATTATAATCATTCTCTGTATGCACACTTACGCTATCTTTAGCATAAATGTCTATTTTACCGTTTGAAGTTAATTCTATCCAAGTTGTGCCTCTTGCATTTCCAATATAAATTAAATCTTCAGAATTATGCATTAAAATTTGATGCCCGGTTCTTGTTTTTAAGCGTATTAGTTCGTTTTGAGGAATTGCAGGATCACCTCCCATTTCCATACTTTCTACATTTGCATATTCTGGGCCTGTAGTTGATGCTGAACCTTTACGTAAAAAGTTAGCGTCTCCATCGTCCATAACAAACGAAGAACCGCCTAATCTAGATGCTGGCACTTGTGTCTGAGAACCAAGATTGCCATATTTAAATTTTGGGGCACCTTTGCGTCTGTCATATGGTCCTGGTGTGTTCCAACCAAAAACCATACTTGGCAATTCTCTCCTAGCACTAGAAGAACTTACTCCTCTTGTATTATCTTCAATTAGTCCTGCTGATTTTAATTGTGCTTCAAGGTCAACATTTACAGGTTTTACAAATTTTGTAGGGTCCTGTCCTTTATGTTTTTTTAATTTTTTATTATATTCACCTACTGGAAGATTTTTTGTTTTATCTTTATCATTGAAAGTTGTAGATGCATTTCCTGGAATTTGAAAGTTCATATATTCATCAGGAACACATCCTAACCAATATCCCATATTAATCTTGCCTTCAACAAATATTACTAATACTAAATTTCCTATATCAGGTGGCACCGCCCACATACCATAACTTTGCTGCGAATACTTGTATCCTTCATTATCGCTATTTGCTTCGTAAGGCGTTACTCCGTAGAAACCTGGCAGGTATTTTACTTGTGCTGTTTGACCAGTAGTAGCTGTGTTATTTCCTTCTTCAGAAGTTTTAAGAATTTCAACTTCTAACCCGCCCATATAACTAGTGTCAAGATGACTTACTATTCTAGCTAAAAATGGACCTGGATCGCCTTTTAAGTTAACACTACTAGTTCTTGATTCTACTGCCATTACATGCCTCCATGATCAATTTGATTTTCTTGGCCGCCTTCAATATAAAGTGCATTTTCAGTATCTGTAGACTGTTGTGGATTAGCCGGAGGATTAGTAATTTTCATACCAGCTGGCCCATCAATTCCTTGCTGTGCTGGACTTTTAGATTTCTTAGGTTCTTCTTGATTTCTTCGTCTAACTAAACTTAAAGTTTGTTCAAATTTCCCGCCACTAAACTCGCTTGCTACTCCTATACATTGATATAACCCGCTAAATGCTTTTGTTGGTACTGTCTTACCGTTGAACTCCATGAATCCGCTTTCGTTTAAATCAAACGGAGTTCTAAAATTTAAAATACAATCAATTTCAGAACTTTGAAAATCAGCACTTCCGTCTTTTGTTATATTAATAAATTCTGTTTGTTCTGCTGTGTAATTTCCAGCACCACTATCATTAAGCCAAAAAGGATCTCCCCAAATTTTTAAATCAACTTTTATTAAATCAGCTGGACTATCTAACAATGCATCGTTAAAATCTCTAGCAACCTGTGTTTCGCTCCATTCTTGACCTCCGCCGCCTGTTGGTGCAACAGTTCTCTTTGCTTTTTCTGAAGTTTTAGCAATTCCTTCTGCAGGAAGAACTTTTGCATCACCGGGATTTTGTAAGTTTAATCCTTCTTTATCTTTGACTACAGCAGAGCCTTGTGATCCTGTTTTACTATCTTTTGATGCTTGTCCTCTTTGTGCTCCAATACCAACAAAGAATGCATTATTAAATGTAATATCAAAATCTAACACATCTTTATTTTTACCAGTGTATATATAATTGTATTCCTTAGCAGCTTGTAACTTTAGCTCTTCTATTTTTGGGCTTGGTTTACTAGGCGAAGCAAGTCGAGAAGCATGTACTTTATAAGGTACGACTCTATATACAAATACTTTAGGATTTTTACCAG